GGCTCCAGATCGCATTCAGGACGTGGAAACTCCGCTGTTCTGCATCATAGCTCCCGAGCTCCCAGTTCGCGTGATTGTCTCTCAGATACACCAGCGTCTCGGCTCCGGTCAGCCTTTCGGAACCGATCGGTGCAACTCCGCCCAAGTCATCGATGAAGACCTCGAAGCGGTCCATGTCGGTGTAGAAGATGCCGTCGAGCGAAACCCCAAAGACCTCCCGGAAGTAGAGTTGCAGGCCAGTCCACCCCTCCCGTCCCCAGACCGCAAACAGCCACTGATCCTCCAGGCCCCGGACCGGGACGTAGAGATTGCGCGGGAACTGGATGACCGCAATGTCCAAGGGATCGGTTTCCAGGACCGAGACCAGAATCATGACATCGGTCTTGTTGCCCCAGCCGGTGCCGGCCCGGTGCGCCCGGTAGTCTCCGCCCAGGATCAGCCAGTTCGTGCGGTCTATGATTGGCTCGTTGAAGACTGGATCCCGTTGAACGGTGAACGGAGTGGGATATGTCGGAATCGTCGGAAGCGGGATCAGTGTCGGGCGCGGGACCGGGCTAGGTTCCGCCGTCGGAGTCTCGGTTCCCGGTCCGCAGGCGACAGAAAAGGCAAGCACGAAACAGGCGGCGAATAAAGACTTCATGCGTTAGAAGACGGTTTCCGAGACAGGATCAGATAGACCAAGAGGATGAGGTTCGCGCCCGAGACGAAGAACACCGCGAAGACCTCCAGCTCCAGCTTCCGCAGATCCGGTTCGACCGCGGGGGCCGAGAGCTGGCGGGGAACGGCCGGATTCTCCGAGGCCGGAGCCTCGACGTTCACATTCACGATGAGGGGAGTCTGAACATATCCGCAACCACAGGCGCAGCAGCAGGCCATACAGACCGCACCGGTCGGGGTCTGGGTCGGCGTGGCCGTAGCGGCCACCAAGCCGAATGGAGTCCCGAGTGGCCGATCCGTTGCAGTCGCTGTGGGTCGAGAGGTTGCAGGCGGAGAGGTCTGGGTCGGCGCAGGCTTCGGAGTATCGGTAGCTTCTGGAGGCGGGGGCGGAGGCGGAACCTGAGTCAGCGTGGCGGTCTGAGTCGGTTGCGAGTCTTGAGTTGGCGTAGCAGTTGGCGGCGGAGTTCCCGTTGCTGATGCGATCTCCGTCGCTGTAGGCACAACCGACGGTTCAGGCGTTGCAGTCGGGACAGATGTCGGAGCAGACGTTGGAATAGGTGTCTCGGTCGAAACCATCCCATGATGATCGCCTGAGTCCTCGCAATCGCTCTCGCCTTTCACCCGCCAGGTCCAGTCGCCGGCGGGCGGATCAATCTCGGCAAAGCCTGTCCAGTCGGTTCCCTTCGGCATCGAGGGAACTTGAGCATCATTGAGGACCTTCGATCCGTTGACGAACACATCGGCTTTCTGGGCGTTCTCGTTGGAGCCGGATCGGTTCTCGACTTGAACCTCACCGGAGGCCGTGACTTGGAAGTTGTAACGGCCGCAATCCCAGGCCGAGGCCGGTTGCGGGAAGAGAACGCCAACGGCGAAGATCGCCAGTATTGAGATACCGAAGATCGCGAGTAGCCGTTCAGCGACTCGAACGGGAGACATTGCTTTCACTCAGCCGATTTACAACCTGTTCGATGGCAGCCGCGGTCCGGGTCGCGGCCTCGAAATTATTCTGAGCTAAGGTTTCGGAAATTCCTTTCAGTTCACCGCTCAATATTTCGAAAGACCTTTCAAGCTGCACTGATCGCAGATTGCGTTCTTCGGTTAGAAATGTCATGAACCCAGTGTGTTCCTCTTTCAGCCAGCTACGCCAATCCTGATCTCGTTCCTTGCGCTCATTTCGTTCCTCATCCCGGAGCTTTAGCGTGAACCAGATGAAGGCCGCGACAATCGGAATCTGGACGAGCAGACTGATTACGCTGTCAGGCATGGTCTCCAGAAATTGAGAGAAGATGATGGAACTCCGGCTGGGGCTACGCTAACACAGGTTGAGGGGGGCTGACAAGTAGGCCACAAGTCACGGGGCCAGGTTCCAACCTCGGGAGGTCGCTTCCCGCTCCAAGATCCCGACTCGCTGCTCGAGCGTGGGCGGGGCCGGGGTCAGGCCGAGAAAACCTCGGAACTGATCTTCGGTCGCGTTGACCACGTTGTAATCCATGCTCTCCGATTGGGCACCCAGAGGCTTGCCGCCTGAAGTCCACTGCCAGAGCGCCCAGTCAGTCCAACCCTTCGCGAGCGTGGCCGGTTTCTTCGGAGCTTCCGGCTGTTGCGAAATGTCGATCCCGCCCCGCGGCATCGTGACGATGTATTCGGCTTCGATCAATGGATAGGTGTTCTCCCATCCGGCCGCCACGGTCCACCACCAGGAGGCCGAGTAGACCAAGACTTTGCGCTGCAGGACGGCGGCTACGCGGTCAAGCCAGATCTTCGCCTGAGCCTGGATCGCGGCTTTGGTCAACCCGTGGTCGAGCTCGACATCCAGGACCGCCAGATCAACCGGACCGCAGCGGGCCAGGAAATGATCCGCTTCCCGGATCGGGTTCTTGTTGGCCGGCCACAGGACATGATAGGCCCCGAAGATCATGCCATTGTCCCGCGCCTGCTTCTGGCTGTTGTGATAGAAGTCGAGAGACCGCCCAACCGATGAGCCGTCCTCTGAGAGTCCGATCGTGCAGCGGGCAACGATCCCGCAGAAGCCCGCGGCCTTGATCTTCGCGGCATCGAGCATGCCCTGATACCGGCTGGCATCAACGATGGAGGCTCTCATCAGCTGATCCCGTAGAGAGTGAACTGGGATCCGGCTTTCAGATTGATGGTCGCAGGAGCGAAGAACCCGATGTCAATCTCGCTGATTGCCGCCGTGTTCTCCCAAGTACAACCGAAAATGCCGACCACTTGCTCCAGTGTCAGTGCTGGAATATTCATCGCCAGAGAGAACATGCTTTTGAACCACACCGTATCCTTGTAATGAGGAAAGACAGTAATAGCACGGCCTGCGTAAAATTCCGAATCGTTTGAGGCAAACATATAACGCCAGTGATTGTTGTCAGCGACTGATGAGTCGTCCACGGTTGTGACCGGATGACCTCCAGATGCGTTGCTGTGGATGGTATCCCAAAGATAAGCATTCGATCCATCCGCGTTGATCCGGATGTGGATGGGAACATTGCTGAGGGTCTCCGAATCCTGCTGGACGGTGCTGAACAAGACCAGATGTCGATAGGCCGAGGGAATCGATTCGAAGGCCACACTCACCACATCGGATCCCAACAGTTTGTGTTCGATGAGTGCCCAAACACCGGCCGTTGCCGCCTCCAACGTCTCCAGCCGCTCAATCCGGCGCTGGGCATCCCGAAGCCCGGCCGCCATCTCCTGCAAGGCCCGATCAGCCGGTAACACGATCCACCTCCGTGATGATGCTCAAGGTCTCTTCCCCATCCGAATTCAAACTTACCTGCACATTGCGGATCGTCAGATCGAATTGGCGATGGCGGTACTTCGCGGTCACTTTGTCACCCAGGGACCAGTCGATCCCGTAGCGGGACTGAGGTCGGTCCAAGAGCTCGGCCCGGAACTCGATCACCGGCCGCTCCTTCTGCAGCCGTTCAAACGCTCGATTGGCGACTCCCAAGGTCGTCTCCTCTTCCCGGGCATCTTGGAAGGTCTCCCGCCTCGCCCAGATGGAGCGAGCGTTGCGGAACAGATCCTTTTCGGGATCAATCACTCGATCCGTTCCCTGGCCCTGGCCGCCGCCCCAGATGTAATTCCACTCGTCGCGCCAGTCTTCCCTCAGAAAAGGATCCGTCAGATTGCCGGCCTCCTGGCTGAAGATCAAAGGATTGAGCCCCGCGGTCGCGGTCCGATCCACGCCCCGAACATTGATCCAGGTCCGGAAGGCGAACGTCCCGGCCCCTGTAGGTTCGATGTCGAAATAGAGCGGGGTTCCCTGATCTCGGGAGGACTCGGCGACTTCCTGCAAGACATCCAGCACATTCCGCCAAGCAAAACTGCGGGTCACGGACGGAGCATCCGCCAGGTCTCCCATGACTTCGAAGTGAGTGCTCAGGAATGCTCTCGGGCGCCCGGCTTCATCGAGCGGTGCCAGCGATCCCATGTTCTCGCGGACGATGGCCTTGATCAGATCGTCGGCCTCATCCGTCTTTTCGGATTGGGCTGTTGTCGCATTGAAGGCGATGACCCGGCGGAGCAGCAGCCCCATCTGATCTTCGCCGCCGATCCTCAGCCGGTCGTTCCCGGCTCCCGCCTCGAACCAATCCCAGTAGCGGCAGAAGCCGACCATCTCCAGCCGCTCTTCCCCGCCCTCGGGCTTGCGCCAGAACTCGATGAGACGATCCACATCGGGCAGATCGTCGGCCCCCTCGGGGGACATCACGATCATGAACCATCCGACATTGTTGAGGAAGCGGCCGTACTGGATGCTCTCCCAGGTCTCCAGCTCGCGCAGGTATTCCCCATCGTGGGTGCGAACGACTAGCCGGTGTTCTGCGCCCATACGATGTCGTCAAAGCTCCAGTGGCGAGGTTGCCAACGCAGACTGATCTCGGTCGCGCCAGTCGTATCGACCGCGAAGAAGGCGACTCGGTTGTCGCCCGGAATGAGCTTGAAGCCGCCCACATCGGAATCCCGCAGGATTCCCGAAGTCACGTTACCCCGGAAGTCGCTGACGGCCTTGTGCATCCCCGGTCGAAGATCAATCGTGACTCGTTCACCGGATTGAACGATCAGGTCCATGCGAATCACATGGCCGGTGGTCTGATTCTCGAGCCACAGGAGCCGGGCCGGACCGAGGACTACCAGAACCGCTCCCGCCGAAGCCCGCCCCCGGTTGGTCACAGTCTGGATCGCCGAAGCCAAGCTCGCCACCCCGCTGATCTCATGGCCGAGGTAGATGTCGTCGTCCAATAGCAGGATGCCGTGGA